CCCTGGGCGTGATCGCGTGAGCAAGCTGAAGTGCACCAGCGAGCAGGCCGACGCCGTCCAGCTCTACCTCTGGGACCTGCGCGACGCCCTCGGCCTCCGCCACTGGGACGTCTTCCTCAGCAGCAAAGCAGCCGAGCCCGGCGTTCACGCCTCCGTCCTCCCGACCGAGGGCCGCTGGGTCGCCGAGGTCCGGGTCGAGAAGAACTTCTGGACGGCGCTCGACGACGACACCAAGCGCGCGGTGCTCACCCACGAGCTGCTGCACCTGATGCACCGCGACCTGACCGAGGTCAGCCGCAAGAGCCTGCTGGCCAGCGGCTACCTGCCCCGACGCGTCTACTCGATGCACTGGGAACAGCTGCGCCTGCAGGCCGAGCTGATGGTCGACCACCTCACCACCGTCATCGCACCGACCATGCCCGCTTGGACCGGAAGGACCGAACGATGAGCGACCTGCCCCACTTCCTGCTCGCCCGCATCGCCGAGGACGAGGCCGTGGCGCGGGCCTGCGTGGGTCCCGAGTGGACGTCCGGCTTGCCCGCGACCATCCACCCCGATCCGACGACCTACCGAACCGTGGTTCGCCAGGTCGGGCACGTCTGCGGGTCGATCATCGCCGTCGACGCCGAGCACATCGCCCGCCACGACCCGGCCCGCGTGCTTGCCGAGTGCGAGGCCAAGCGGCGGATCGTGGACAGCTACCGCTACCTGACCGCCGACCCCGAGCTGCGGATGCAGGCGTGGACCTTCGCTCTGCGCTGCCTTGCCCTGCCGTACGCCGACCACCCGGACTACCGCGAGGAGTGGCGGCCCTGACCGCGCCGCCGGTCTTCGTTGCCGCGCACGAGGCGCCGACCGCGATCGGCGTCCCGGCCGGCACGGTCCGCCGCTGGGCGAGCGAGCCAGCTGGCGCCGACGGCCTGCCGCTGCTCGCCGCCCGCGGTCTCGACGGGCGCGGCCGCCCGCTCTACTGGAAGTCCGACCTGGAGGAGCTGCGCGACCGGCCTCGACGCGCCGCCCGCCGCCGGGCTGTTGACACCGGGCCCCGCGAAGCGAACACTCTTGCCGACGGAACAGCTGTGCCTGCTGGTCGACGATGAGTCCCCGGGCACCGCACCAGTGCAGTGGATGTCGCACCGTCTCCGTCCCCGCCGGTACCCGCTTCTGCAGTGCGTGCCGGCCCGCGCAGGCAGCGCGGCGCGGCACCACCGCGCAGCGCGGCTACGGCTCGCAGCACCAGGGCAGGCGCAAGGACTGGACGCGCTCGGTCGCCGCCGGCCTGGTCGACTGCCGCCGCTGCGGTGAGCGCATCAAGCCCGGCGAACCGTGGGACCTGGGCCACGACGACGTCGACCGCAGCCGGCCGAGTGCACCCGAGCACGCCCGGCAGTGCAACCGTCGAGCGGCCGGGCACTCGGCCCACTGACGGAGTGCCGGAATGGCGTTACCTGCCATTCCCGAGTGCCATTCCTCAGCCATTCCGAGGGGGTGGGGGGGACCCCCTCCCCCGGGTCCGGATTCCCCTGACCGCCGGTTCTGCGGAAAAAGCCCTGTACGGGTCTGGGGTTCTTCGTCGTACATCTCCACGCCTCGCCATTCCGGTGGGGCGCCAGCACGGTGGCCGCCACGGCCCCGGGCGCATCCCGACACGGGAGGAACACCGTCATGGCCGGCATGGGTCCCGCTCCGAAGCCCGCGGGCACCCGGGCGCGACGCAACCCGACTGTGGCGATGACGAAGCTGCCCAGCGAGGGTCGGGGTCGCAAGCGCGCACCGAACTGGCCGCTGCCCTCCGACATCGGTCGGCAGGTGCGGCAGCAGCTGGCCGAGGAGAGTGCACTCGACCTGCAGCAGCAGCTCGACGACTGCGAGGACGGGCGCACTCGCCGCCGGCTCGAACGACAGATGGTGCTGGCGAAGAGCACTGCCCGGGTACTCGCCGAGGAGATCAAGCGCGAGGAGCGGCTGGAGCGGGAGCTCTGGCGGGACCTGTGGCGCACTCCGCAGGCCGACATCTGGGAGAAGCTGGCCTGGGACCGCGAGGTCGCGCAGTACGCGCGCTGGAAGGTGCGCGGAGAGCTCGGCGACCTGGACGCGGCGAAGGAGGCCCGGCAGTGGTCGGACCGACTCGGTCTGAACCCGCTGGCGATGCTGCGGCTGCGCTGGGAGATCGAGCGCACCGAGGACGCCGAGACCCGCGGTGCTCGCCGACGTGGTGCACCGGGCACGCCGGCGCCGCGCCCGGCTGGCGGTGACCCCCGGGCGGTCCTGCACGCGGTGCAGTGACCGTCCTCCACGTCCCGCGGCTGGACGAGGAGCCGTGGCCGACGCTGGGCCCGCAGGTCGCTGCCCACCTGGAGGCGTACTCGATCTTCGGGCCGGGGTCGCTGCAGGGGCAGCCCTACGTGCTCGACGACGAGAAGCGCGCGCTGCTGTACCGGATGCACGAGATCTACCCGCGCTGGCACGAGTGGGCGGGCCGTCGCCGCTTCAAACGGGTGGTCATCTCCTGGCGGAAGGGCCTGGCGAAGACCGAGTTCATGGCCGAGGTCATCTACGGCCACATCCACCCGGAGGGCCCGGCGCTGTTCGACGGCTGGGACGCCGCCGGGGAGCCGGTGGGCCGCCCGGTGGTGGCCCCGTACGTGCCGATGCTGGCCGTCACGGTCGAGCAGGTGGAGGAGCTGGCCTTCGGGGCGCTGCTCTACATCTGCCAGGAGGGCCCGGACGCCGATCTGTTCGACGCCGGCCTGGAGCGGATCGTCCGGCTGGACGAGCGCGGCCGCCACGACGGCAAGGCCGTCCCGCTGTCGAACTCCCCCGGTGCCCGTGACGGCGCCCGGACGACGCTGCAGGGCTTCGACGAGCCGCACCGGCTGTTCCTGCCCCGCCAGCGCAAGGCGCACGAGACCATGGTCGCCAACCTGGAGAAGCGGGTGCTGGAGGACCCCTGGGGCCTGTACGTGGGCACCGCTGGGGAGCCGGGGCAGAACAGCATCGCCGAGGACCTGTACCGCGAGGCGCAGCTCATCGAGCGCGGCAAGGTCGCCGACCCGCAGCTGCTGCTCCACCACCGCGAGGCCGGCCCCGGCTACGACCTGGAGCGCCAGGAGGATCGGGTCGAGGCGGTCCGGGAGGCCAGCGGCCCGTCCGGGGAGTACGGGCCCGGGCAGTTCCACTCGATCGCCCGGCAGTGGGAGCGTGAGGGCGCCGACAAGGCCTACCTCGAACGGGTGTGGCTGAACCGGTGGACCCGCGCCGGTGACCAGGCGTTCGACATCAAGAAGTTCACCGCGCTCGGCCCCGAGGACGGCGTCGAGACCGTGCTGGCCGACGGGTCGTTCGTCACGCTCGGCTTCGACGGTGCCCGCTTCAAGGACGCCACCGCGTTGGTGGCCACGGACATCCCCTCCGGCGTCCAGCAGCTGATCGGGCTGTGGGAGCGGCCGGAGGACCTGCCCGAGGGCACCCAGTGGGAGGTGCCTGAGGACGAGGTCAGCGAGGTGCTGGCTGACGCGATGCGCCGGTTCAAGGTGTGGAAGCTCTACGGCGACCCGCCGCACTGGATGGAGACGTTTGGGTCCTGGGCCGGCACCTACCCGGACCAGGTGGTCGAGTGGTGGACCTTCCACCGGCGGCCGATGGCCATGGCGATCCGGGCGTACAGCGAGGCGATCGACAGCGCCGCACTCAGCTACGTCGGGAAGCGCTCGGTGAAGCCCGACGAGGACCAGGTGGCGAACCTGCGCCGGCACGTCGGCAACGCCGGCCGGGTGAAGACCAACCTGGTCGATGACGAGGGCCAGTTTCTCTACATCCTCGGGAAGCTCGCCCAGGAGCGGAAGTTCGACGGCGCGATGGCCGCCGTCCTGTCCTGGCGTGCCCGGCTCGATGCGCTGGCCGCCGGCGCGAAGCCGCAGAAGTCGTCCGGCTTCTTCATGCCCTTCCGCGCCCGCTGACCGAGAGGAGCCGACGTGCCCATCGACGACGTCGACATCCCCGGCCGGCCGGGCTGGTGGTTGCGTCGGCTGTCCAAGCAGCTGCACGAGGACCGCCCGCGCCTGCAGGCCCTGCGTGACCGGCACGAGGGCAACCCGCCGCTGCCGACCGGGGCGAAGGCCGCGAAGGCCGCCTACCAGGAGTTCCAGCGGTTGGCCCGGGCCAACTTCGAGCAGCTGATCGTCGGCGCGGTGCTAGAGCGGCAGAACCCGGTCGGGTTCCGCACGGCGGCAGCCAACGACGAGGGCGGCGACGCGGAGGCCGCACGCATCTGGGCGGACAACGAGCTCGCCATCCAGGTGAAGGACGTGCTGGAGTACGCGCGCTCGATGGGCCGCGGCTACCTGCTGATCGACCTGCCCGAGGAGACCGACGGGACGGCGGTCATCACCGCCGAGGACCCGCGGGCGCTCATCACCGAGCACGCCGCCGACCGCCCATCCCGGGTGCGCGCCGGCCTGAAGCGGTTCCACGACACCGAGGCCCAGCAGGACGTCGTCGTAGTGTTCCTCCCCGCCGGCGTCGACCTCGGTGATGGCGTCCCGACGGAGTGGGCCACCGCGCACCGCGCGGTGCGCTCCCGGAAGTCCAGCCGGGCGTCGACGTTCGCCCCGATCGTCCCGAAGGCGTGGGACTGGGACGGCGACCCGGTCGTGCTGACCGGTACGAAGCGGGTCCCGATCGCCCGGCTGCAGGGCCCGCACGGGCAGGCGGAGTTCGAGCCACACCTGAACGTGCTGGACCGGATCAACCACACGATCCTGCAGCGCATGGTGATCATCACCATGCAGGCGTTCCGGCAGCGGGCGATCAAGAACCTGCCCAAGCACTACCCGGACGACTACCCGGTCGAGAACCTGCGCGGCAAGGAGATCGACTACGAGGGCGTGTTCACCGCGGACCCGGCGGCGATCTGGATGCTCCCCGGCTTCGGGGACGCCGTCGCGGAGATCTGGGAGTCCGGGACCCTCGACATCACCGGCGTGCTGTCGGCCATCAAGGACGACGTCCGGGAGCTCGCCGCCGAGAGCCGCACCACCTTCTACGCGTTCACCCCCGACGCCACGAACGGCTCGGCCGAGGGCGCATCGACCCAGCGCGAGGGCCTCGTGTTCAAGGTGGAGGACCGCAACGCCCGGGACGGCATCGGCCTGGCGCTGATGATGTCGGTCGCGTTCGACCTGCAGGGCGACGTCGAGCGCGCGCCGATGGGCAAGGTGGAGACGCTGTGGGCTCCGGTGGAGCGGCACAGCCTGGCCGCGAAGGCCGACGCCACGCAGAAGGCCAAGGGCGTGCTCTCCCGCCGCACGATCCTCACCGACATCTGGCAGATGACGCCGGCGCGGGCGCAGGAAGAGGTCAACGCCGTGATGGACGACTTCCTCCTCGACGTGCCGGCCACCGGTGCCTGACGCGTTCTCCCGCCTCGCCGACCAGCAGGCCGCAGGGCAGGCGCAGCTCACCGACCGCACCCTGGCCCAGCTGGGCCGGCTGTGGGCCGCGGTGGGCGACTACGGCGACCCGGACCGGCTGGCGACGTTCACCGCCCGTGCATCGACCGTCGTCCGGACCGCCGAGCTGGCCACGGGTCGCCTGACCGAGTCCTACCTGCGGCAGGTGTTGCGCCAGCTGGGCATCACGGTGCCCGCCGAGCGGCTGGTCGCCCTGCCGGAGTCCCTGCGCTACGGCGTGCCGCTGACCGAGGTGCTGCAGCGGCCGGCCGCGACCGTCCGCTACCTGTCCTCGACCGATGCACCCCGGGACGTCGCGACGTCGGCCGGCCTGGCCCGGCTGAACGCGATCGGCGCGACGAACCTGCAGCTGGCACTGCGGCAGTCGACGGTCGACGTGCTGTCCAGCACCCGCGGGGTGACCGGCTACCGCCGGATCTTGCGCCCGTACCTGTCCCGCGGCGGCTCGTGCGGGCTGTGCATCGCCGCCGCTGACCGGGTGTACGGCACCGGGCAGCTGATGCCGATCCACGCGCACTGCAAGTGCGCGGTCCTGCCCATCACCAGGGCCGGCGACGACCCGGGCCTGGAGCTGAACCAGGAGGACCTGGTGGCCCTGTACGGCGCCGCCGGGGACAGCACGAAGGCCGAGGCGCTGAAGCGCACCCGCTACGTCGTCGAGGAGCACGGCGAGCTCGGGCCCGTGCTGGTGCTGCAGGGCCAGAAGTACCGCGACGCGGCGACAGCTGCTCGGGCCGCCCGCAGCAGCGGACGGCGAGGCACCACCGGCCAGCCGACCGACCGGGCCTCCGGCTACCGGCAGCAGCTGGCCACCTACGAGCAGACGATCCCCGACCTGGAGCGGCGAGCCGCGGCCGGCGAGGACGTCGCGGCACCGCTGGCGTGGCAGCGAGCCCGGGTTGCCGAGCTCCGCCGCCTGCTGGCCGCCGCGGCCTGACCAAGACCACCGCCATCCGGCGGTACGCCCGTCACGGGCGATCCATCCCGACACGGGAGACAGCAGATGGCACGCAGCAGCTTGGCTCGGACCCGTACGCCGCTGACCGTCACCGACGCGGAGGCGATTGCGGCCGGCTTCATCGCCGCCCGCCGGCTCCGGCACGGTGACCTCCGGATGGAGGCCGACCCGCCGGCCGACCCACCGGCCGATCCGCCCGCTGACCCCCCGGCGGACCCCCCGGCGGACTCCGACAAGGGGTTCCCGGAGAACACCGCGGTCGCGGAGATGACCCAGCCGCAGCAGACGGCCTACTGGCGCTACCACGCCAAGAAGCACGAGCAGCGCGCCGAGGGCCGCAAGGGCTACGACCAGATCAAGGCCAAGGCCGAGAAGTACGACGAGATCGAGCGCAAGAACATGACGCCGTCGGAGCAGCAGCTCGACGACGCCCGCAAGGAAGCCCGCGCCGCCGAGCGCACCGCCACCGCGCCCCGCCTGGTCCGAGCGGAGTTCCGGGCCGCGGCGGTGGGCCGGCAGATCAACGGCAAGCCGGTCGACCTCGACGCGTTCCTCGAGGACGTCGACCTCACCAAGTACCTGAAGGACGACGGCGACGTGGACACCGCCAAGGTGACCGCCCGCCTCGACAAGTTCGCTCCCGCCGGTCAGGGCGGCGGGGGTGGCGGTGAGCGGCAGCGCCACGGCGCCGGCGGCAACCGCGGCACCGAGGGCGGCAAGCCCGACGTCGCCGACACCCGCAACGCCATGGAGCGCGCGCTCGGACGCCGCCCGAAGGCCAACACCGGTTCCTGACCGGCGTCCCCGCAGTACCCCCGCCCGCGAGACCCGCCACGGGTCTCCCCCGGGTGTGGTCCGTGATCACACACTCGAAGGAGACATGCCGTGGAAGGCATCGCACAGACCCGCGTCCGGTACGGCGGCGGCGACCACCGCTGGATGGGCGACCTGCACGGGCTCAGCACGCCCGAGCCCGGCACCCTCGACGGGGACCTGTTCCCGGCCGGCACGTTCCCGGACGGGCACGTCCCGTCCGGCGTGCAGCTGGGCCAGGTGACGGCGACCGAGCTGTTCGGCCCGTACGACAACGCGGCGACCGACGGCCGCGAGGTCGCCGCTGGCCACCTGATCAGCGACCAGCTGGTCAGCGCCGGCTCCCGCAACGACGTCGCCCGGCTCACGCACGGGTCCGTCCTGCGCAACCGGCTGCCCGCCAACAGCGGGCACGACACCGCGGCCGAGGCCGACCTCACCCACATCCGCTACCGCGACTTCTGAGAGAGGTCTGACCGATGCGCATCATCACCGACCTGGTCGACCTCCAGGTCGCCACGCTGGCGATCCGGGAGATCCCCTTCCCGGAGAACCGGCTCGAGCAGTCCCTGCCGGTCGTCGAGAACGAGACGGTCGACTACCGGCTGGCCCGGACCGACCGCTTCAACCAGGCCGCCAACATCCGGGCCTTCGACATGCCGGCGCCGATCATCGGCCGCCCGGACGCGACCGTCGTCAAGGGTGGTCTGCCGGCCATCTCGGCGATGGACGTCATCACCGAGACCGACGCCATCCGCGCGCGTCGCATGGCGCGCCTGGACAACGGCGACGCCGTCGCGAACAACGTGAACGGCATCCTCGCGCGCACCACCCAGGCCGTGCAGAACAAGTACGAGCTGCTGCGGGGCATGGCGCTGTCCCAGGGCGTCATCGTGGTCAACGAGAACGGCGTCCAGCAGGCCGTCGACTTCGACGTCCCGTCGGAGAACAAGGTCACCCGGGCGAAGTCCTGGCTGGACCCGACCGCGAACATCCTCGCCGAGCTCATGGCCTGGCAGCAGGTCCGGATCGACTCGGCTGGGTCCCCGGCCGCGGTGGCCCTGACCTCGAGCCGGGTGCTGCAGGCGATGCTGCTGAACGAGGGCATCCGCGGGCTGTTCAACCCGCGGCCGTCGATCATCAGCCCGGAGTCGCTGAACCAGCAGCTCGCCGCGTTCGGGCTGCCGCGGATCGAGACCTACGACCGGAAGATCGACACCGGCGCCAAGGACGCCCGCGACCGTCCGGTCCGGCAGCGGGTCATCGCCGAAGACCGCTTCGTGCTCCTCGGCGACGACCCGATCGGTGAGACCCAGACGGGTCTCACCGAGGACGCGACGCTGCTGGCCGAGCAGGGCGTGCTCGCCGAGGAGGTCGCCCCCGGCATGGTGGCGGTCACCCTGGTCAACGACCACCCGGTCTTCCGCGCCGGCCTGACCGCCTCGATCGGCCTGCCGGTCATCGAGCGGCCGGACGAGATCGTGACCGCGACGGTGCTGTCCTGATGGCGGGGCAGACGCTGAAGGGCACGCTCTACCAGTCGGGGCCCGATGGTCAGGTGCAGTCGTTCCCGGGCGGCACGCCGCGGGAGAAGCTGCCCCGGTGGGTCGAGGTCGACGACGGTGCGTTCGTTGGCGAGCCCGAGGCGAAGCCGGCCACGCGGCAGCCGAAGACGCCCGACGGCTCGCTGCCCCCGAAGTCCGGCGTCGGCTCGGGCACCGAGCACTGGCTGGCCTACGCCCGCACCGAGGCCAACGCCGCGGTACTCGCCGCGGCCGAGGTGGTCATCCCCGACGACGCCGAGCGGGGCGACATCATCGCCGCGCTGGAGCAGGTCGGGATCGTCACCGAGCGCACCCAGCCGTGACCGAGGGAGTTCCAGCGGCGCTGGCCACCGCGAACGACGTCCAGCGCCGCTGGAGCTCCTACACCGACGCGCGCCAGGCCGAGGTCGAGACCCGGCTCGGTGACGCGTCGGCGCTGCTGCGCACCGTCATCCCCGACATCGACGTCCGGGCCGCGGCGAAGCCGAACCTGCAGGCGCTGGTGGTGTCCCGGGTGGCCGACACGGTCGCCCGTTACATGCGCAACCCCGACGGCGCGAAGCAGCTGCAGGAGACCATCGGCGACCGCAGCTACAGCACCACGCTGGACAGCGGCAGCCCGACCGGCATCTTCTTCACCGACGGCGAGCTGGCCGGCCTCCGCCCGTCAGCAGCGGCGGACGCCCGGGCCGGGACGGCGCTGGGCACCGCGTTCGCCACCGCGCGCCCCGGCTGGGCCCCGGTGTCCTCCGGCTGGGGTGGCTGGTGAGCCGCGCGTTCGCGCAGCCGGTGCAGCTGACCAACGCTGGCGGCACGGTGCGGGACGTCGACAACACCACCGACCTGCCCGCGGCGCCGGCCACGGTCGAGGGCCGGGCCGACATCTGGCCGCTGAACACCCAGCAGGTGGTGCTCGACGGTGGCGTGGTGGTGGCCGACTACGGCGAGCACCACCTGCTGGGTGTTCAGCG